ATAGTACCGGCACCGTCATATTCAACTGACCAAAATTCTTCTTTAACTCTTGTACGTTTTCTAACTGTAAATTGTATATCAGCCATTGTGTACATACTCCAATGTTTTCTCTGATTTATCTAACCATACTGGAAATAACTGTACATGATTTTCTAATTTAAAATTACTGTTTGACGGATAATAAGAAATCCAATCATGCCATGTATTAGTTGCATACATTACAGGAGCAGTTTCTAAGTCTCTAATACTCATATCAACTAACGGAAATGTTTCATATGCTTGCCAGGACGGAAACAAAGAAACTATAGCACTTAGCCAATGTTGTAACTCTGCTTCTTCTGGAAAATAGTAAGTCCATAACTGTTCTTGTGTAAAGTTTATTACTAACATAAACGACTCAACGGCACTCATTGAATCTCCTATTAGCATGACATACGGAATCCCCAAATGATTATTCTCTTCTTGTACTTTTCTTTTTAGTATTTTCTTTTTAGGAATTTCTAATAACCTGTGATCTACAAGTTTACCAGGAACTATGTTTATTTTGTGCTCTATCGCAATTTCTAATAACTTAAACGACATAGGTCTAATAGCAACACCTGCCTGACATAATATATCTCCGTCCTCAAGTGGAATACGAGATAGTTCAAGTAATTGCTCTTCTGGGCTTGTTTCTAATAGTTCTACAAATACAGTTTCAACATCATCTTTAAAAGACTTTATATCAGCTTCAGTTACTTTATATAGTTCCATGTTGTTCCCAAATACATAACACTTCATGACATAAAACTCATAATTTGTCTATAGTTACGAAGTATACTCATTTTGTTCATCATATGTATATCCTCTCCTGTAACTCTTACTGCAATATTTTTATATTCCTCTTCTAAGTTACTAAGCATAACCCAATCGTTTGCTCCTTTAACTTCTACAATATCATCACGTTGATCTTGGTAACGCATATGTAAAGGTATGCGTCCTATAAACCCTCCGTCTTGGAAGCCGTCACATAAGTGACATGCAATAGAAGCCGCATAGTCAGTACGATACAAACTTCCAGGAAACTTATATAGGAAGCGATAATATTCCCAATGATCCTTTACATGCGACCATACATTAAAGAAATGTTGTGCTTCTTCAGACTTTCTCCAATATACTACTGTTGACCACCACATGCGTATTCCTGCATAATGTAACCATCTTTCTGTAGTGTAAGGTTCTTGACAACGCAGATTCATTGCATCTCGATGCATAGCTACATCGCTTGGGCCGCCGAATAGCATTTCTAGATTATTATTTCCAACAAGATAGTCTGTGTCAATCAATATAGTTTCATCAAACGGAGTTATATTGTAAATATCATGTTTATTAGTATTTGTAAATTGAGCATTAAAACTATGATATGCNCCATCATTATGTATTCTAATATTAGTTTCATATTCTGGATCAGTCATAATGACTTGATCCCAGAGTTTTGTGGTCATCTTTTTTGTAGTATATTGTTTGGATTGAATTAAACTGCGTTCGTTGGTTACTAACACTACGGGAATATCTGGCATATATTTCTTTAGTGCTGAAGTGGCAACAATCGCTAATTTAGTATAATCTATTTGCTCATTGTTATAAGCAAACATCATAAAACCTTTTGTCATTTTGCTCCTACAACTGTCTTTGTTGCTCTAGCTTTTTTTAGTTTTTGTTGTTCGTCCCATTTTAGTTGCATTGCTTTATCATATGTTTCTAATAGTTTCTTTAGGAACTCTTTGCTTTTATCAATAGAACTAGTATTACCAATGCTATCTGCAATGTATAATACTTTTTTAGGATTTAGACTTACCTGTGCAGACACATAACCAATTAAGTCTTGTGTTACTTTAAAGACATAATTGTTATAGTTTAGTAGTAACATTGATTCAACACGGGCATCAATGTTCTTCCTTTGTGTTTGCAGAGTCAGTCTATAATTTGCAAAATCAAGTGCTTTTTTTAGTCTATCATCCATATTACTATCCTAGAGTTATGTATGCACTTATTTATTGGGAGAATGTAACGAAGTTAAACCGTTAAGTTTGTGTCCATACAACAGGGTTTGATACTACTGGTGTTGGAATATCTAACGTTACGTTGTTTTCTGTAACACTATTAGGATGGACCATAGTTGCTATTACAGAAAGTTCACCTGTTGATGCAAGTGCTGTACTAGAGCTATCTAGTACTATTCTTAAGTTAAGATACTTACTATCAGTACCATAAACTCTTCCATAAACTTTTACTCGTATACTTGAATAATTACCATAACCAGCATAGCCGCCATATCCGCCATATCCGCCATATCCGCCATATCCGCCGCCGCCACCAGCTGGGCTAGTGTAGAGTAGTTTTTCTGTTGTATTCAGTTCACTAAATCCAATGTCTTGTGTAATACCAACAGAATTTAAACTTGCTATTGTATCAACACTAAGTTTAAGAATACCCATGTCTGCAAATAATGTTTTCCATGTTGTATAACCCGAACCGCTTCCGTTAGTATATGCAAGTTCTAATCTAATATCACCACCAGCATTAAAGAAGTGTCTAGCACTTTCATAGTAAGCTGGGTCAGTACCAAACAAATAATCTAGTTGTGTTTCAAACTTATTTGTCCAGCCTGTGGTGCTACTAAAAGTGTTTAATGTAGTTAATTGTGTTAAGTTTGGATCTACTTCGTTGCGTTTAATTCTTGCTAATTCTAGTAAATCATGAGCAGTATTAAAAAAATCTGCTGTAATTTTTCCGCCTCTAGAAGTTACAACTAGCTCGTCATCTGAAGCATCTGTCCTGTATGTGCTAATATTAATTCTATTAACAAGTTCGTTAGCATAAGAAGATGTAACCTTATCTCCTCTTGCTACAGTCGGTACTTCTGTTCCACCCCAACCCCAACGAATATCATCTTGAACTGCGGCGTCATCTGTTTCTGATGGACCTTCATTTGCATGTGTATCTGCAAATAGTTCATTTACTTGANCTGAAAGATTATTAAAATAATCTTTCGTAATTTTATCGCCNCGGCTATTTGGGTGCCCAGACATTATCTGACTCCTACTGTTGCCTCAATTAATCCAATACCTTCGCCATCATAATCTTGTAAACTACGGCCAATGATACTAAAAAGAGGATCGTTTTCTGTTGCTTTTCTTGCAACTCCTGGTGTTTCACTTGCTACTAATCTATCTCCTTTTCCAATTGGTCCTGAGACTTTAGTAGGAATACGTCCTGCTACTGCAATTGGCATTGCATGTTTCTCTCTTTTCTTTCTTGCGTTTAACAAGTAAGCTGGTCTAGTTGATACCACACCAAAGATACTTGGATCTCCGTCAAACATAGTGCTAGTTACTTCGTTAACACCGCCTAGTGCAACCAATGTGCCTGGCTCGTATGTTGCATCACCTACATAAATTTCTGCAACGTCAGCAAATTCTGCTTCAACTGCTACACCACGAATTTTAAAATCACTACTTGAATTTAAATTTAATCCTTTTCCAATTATACCAGTTTGGTTATAATCTCCAGATCCTAAATCGGCATCTACGCCACCTGCGTCTGCTCCGCAAAATGATTGTAAATTTTCACTTGCATGTGGTACATAATCTGCATCACTACTTAAAATAGCAACAAGTATTCCGTTGACTTTAAGTTTAATTGCAGGATGTATGTTTAAGTTAGGTGTTGCATCAACATAATTTGTATCTTTAATTGTTTCATTTATAACAACGCCTGTTTCTAATCCTGGAACTCCAAAAACATTGTTTAACTGAATAAACGCAGTTCCGTCCCACATAAACACACCTTGGTTTGCTGTATCAAACCACATATCTCCTTTAGCTCGTTTAACTAAAGAGGGTTGAGTACCAACAAACAAGTGCCCTACTGGCTTCCAAACTCCACCGCCTTGGTAAATGTTTATTTGTTTTGGTTCTCCAACTACATCGGTATTTCTATACCAAATTTGACCAACGATAGGGTTGGCTGGTTCGTCGTTACTATTGAAATTTTCTAATAGTTTGACAAAGTTTTCAGCAATTAATTCTCCATATCCTAAATAGTTTTTTCCTAAAAGATTTAATCCATACGTTGTATCGATTTCACCTTCTTGGATATTTAGGAGAATTGTGCCATCTGTTTTGTTTACTTCATATGCCATAGTTTATATCCTTTACCTATTATTTAGTACAATTAAGCTCTTATTCTAAGTGTGTAAATAATTTGTATTCTTTGTTCTGCGGTTTTCGTAACCGGATGAAACCTATAATGCGTTAATAATCTTCCGCTATTTAAGCCTGTAATTCCTTTGCTTTTCAAGCCAATTTCATCAAAAATTATCTCTCCATTACTTGCTAATCCTGAATCATATGTTGCGTCAGTTAGATTAGTTATATACCCACCAGTTTGTGAGTTAATATCTGGGTCTGCATAATCAAGTGTAGTTGTAACAACTAAATCAGTAAACTGCGATCCTCTAATATGATCTGTTTCTACTTTATTATCATTTGGTAAAATGTTACCAAAATCTAAAGCATCTACTAATCTATAATATAAAGGATGATACAGCCCTGCATTCTCACCAAGAATATTAGCTGGCTTATATGTAATTACTCCTGAATTAATAGTACTTGCTCCGTCACCAAAATGTATTTCGCTAACAATACTGTTACCACTACTCATTACTTCAGCTAAGGTTTGACTCATGTTTTCTTTATGAACTGAGTTCTTTCCTTCGCGAAGTATTTGTTTTGTGTCTAGATCGACAATTTTTACGAAACCTTCGATGCTTGCATTTATATCTTGAATATGTGTCATTAGTAATATTTAGCCTGTTTGTTATAACCCGTTATATCGTAGGAACTACCTCAGATGCTCCATTTGGATCAACCTCTACTAGTGTTGATGTTGAAACATCTGGATTAAGGAAATTAATCGTATTTCCATCTTCATCAGTAAGTACTGCGTCATCTATGCTAACTGTAAATTCTTCTGTTTCAATAGTCATTATTAATGATTCAGTAATACCAACGTTTATTGTATCGTTGCTTGATAATTTATTATTAAAGTTTGCTATTTTAGTATGATAAGGTTTTACTTCTTGTATATAAGTTGCAACTTGCTCTGCTAATTTATCATAAAATAAAGAAACGCCTCTTAAATCATCTGATGATGTTTTAGAAATATCTAAGTAAGTAGATTTAATTGCCCAACTTGAATTTGGAATTTGATTAAGTGATTCTTTTACCATATCAAAGAAAAATAAGTTAAAGAATCCAATGTCGTTTGTGACTAATAAATCTTCTCTTAATGCAGTTAATAAACTTTCTAATACTTCGCTACCATCTTCGTCCCATGGAAATTTATCCCACCTTGCGGTATCCCATGCATCACCTAATGAGCCATCCCATACTGTATCTAAAAATTGTATTGTTCCATCACGTTGAAAAACTAATTCAATGTCTAATCCGTTTTTATTAAATGATCTTTCTAGCTCTCCATTTGAGTCTAGTAATCCAAAAACAGTAATATTAGACGACAATGTTGTTATCTCTGATAAGTTGTCTACAAAAGCCTGTTCGCTTCCAGCAACATATCCAGTACCAAGATAATCAACAAACTCCCAGTAAGGTGTTAAATCTTTTACATAAGGTCCAAACAATGGCTGATATGTTAATAGATGTGCATCATATGTTGCTTTTGAAACAACATTTGCCTGTAATAGATATTTGTTTGCCGAATAAACAAAATTACGTCTTGCTTCTTTTATATCTTTATACCATGTTTGTGGTAGAGGAACATACTGATTTCCGTACCTACGAAGTGGATGAAGTTTAGTATCTGGCACTCGTCTTCTTGCCGGAATAACTGCTAAGTATTCTCCGTTTAATCCGCCTGCTTTTTGTACTGCGGTTGCTCCACTAACTACCATATTCCAATCACTTAGTGCATCTGCTACAAAATCACTAGTTGACGTATAACCTGTTTTGTTTGTTATAAGCATTGGTCTATGTAACTTTTTCTTAGTTTCTAGTCTAAGATCAGTTGATAATGCAAATACATTTCCTAACGAGTCAACTAAGTTTCCAGTTCCTTCGTCAATTTGATAAATTGGTCTAAGTACTCCTTCTACTTTTTCTCTAGTATCGTTTAAGAATTTTACCACAGGAACATCATTATCATTATAGGTACTTGTTGTAACTACTTGCGAAAGATTATAGTTTATAACAACATCTCCTTCGTTATAAAGTGTATTGGGTATCCATTCTTTTAAAGCATGTGTTCTTCTATATTGATCTCTGCCAGATATACTTGTTTTAAGTCTACGAAATAAGTATTCAGGAATAACACTTCCTGACTTTCCTTCGCTTACTAATAAACTATTAACATGTTGTTGCAGTCCGTCTGTTCTTTCGACTATTCTAAGTATTACACTTTTTCTACTTGCTAAGAATCCATTAGCATTTGAAAGTACTAATGCGTTAGTTGCAATTGGACTTGCCCAAGTTATTCCTGCAATATCTGGACTGTTTAATGCAGATTGTATTGCAAGAGCAGAGTAAGTTCTTTTTGCTCCTGCAGGAATATTTGAAGGATTTTTACTCCAATAATAATATTTTGTTACTAATGCCCCGTTGTTATTATATTCTTGATTTTCAGTATATCTAATTATACCGTCACCATCAGAGTAATCTATTCTTGCATCAGGATGTGTGTCTACTGCTGGTTCTTCATCTGATGAATACCATTCGTAAATTTCTACTTCACTATCTGCAAATTGCTCTCCCCAGTAGTTTGCTCTATACTCTACATTGTTTCTTTGCTCGTATTCTGCATAACGTAGTTTACTGGTATCCCACCATAGTTTTCCGATCTGTGTGTTTTCCCAATATGTTGTTGCATCAAGTTCTTCGTTTCCAAATTCATCTATATTGTAAACTGCCGGATCTACTCCTTGCCTGTAGTTTAGATATTGTACTACATCGTCAATAGTAAATCCCTTATAAGGATCAAACAATTCAATGTTAGCAATTTTATTTCCTGTATCACCATCTAATAATGTAATACTGTCAATTGCAGTTGAGTCTACCATGTTGCCTTGTAACGTTGTTGCTTCTTCGTTAATGATCCAAGCAGTTCCGTTAAATTCATATACTGTATATTCTCCTTGAGCAGTACTATCTGGCTCAAGATAAAACTTAGTTCCTACAGCAATATTTGTTAGGTTTGTTGGTAAATCTGCTGTAGTTTTGCCCTTGGTATTCATCATTGTTATAGATACTAGGTTTTCTGTTTTTGTTGAAACTCTAGTAGGAACTAAGATATTATAAGCATCAATAACTTTTGTAACTACATGAAAAGTTCTAATTGTTTCTTCAGTAGTTCCTAATATCAATAACATGTCATCAACTGCTAATCCATGTGCATTGGCAAATGTAACTTTACTTTCTTCTAATGCAGGATCACCATTAGGACAAATTTCATTTATTAATGCTGGAACAGTACCTTGTAAAATATTCCAACTAACTTCAGTTTCACCTGTTTCTGTTGTTGTAAAATCTTTGAAGTTAAAGTCACTTAACCATACTGTAGGAGGAAGTGAAATAGCATCTTCAGTAACTACAGTCCATTGTGCTGAATCAAATGCAGTATTTTGTCCGCCAGTTACATTTTCTATTGCTTGATATAGTAAGCCATTATTGAAAACTCTATCACCTTCTTTGTATACTCCAAACTTACTAAAAGATCTTAGTTCGTCTAAACGTTCAAATTTATCATCTTCAAATAATCCAATGTTAGATCCAACTAGCTCATTGACACTTCTTTTCTGTACATTGGTTTCAACTAAGTTGCCAACTCCTGCACTTGGTAACCAATTATTTTTCTTGACATAGTCTGGTGTTATATCTGATCGAGCTATGGTTTTAAAATTAATATCTTTTGATCTTGATACCCATCTACTATCATTCTTTAGTATATCAATAATGTTATCGCTTCTAAAGTCAACATCATCTTCGCCTTCTTTAAAACGTATAATCTGTCTGGTACTTGTCATGTCTTCTGCTCTGACTTCTATTTCCCAAACACGTCTATTACCTAACTTTCCAAATTCTCCATCAGTAAATAACCACTGTTCGTTAATTTCTAAATCCTGTAATGTTCCTGGAATGTCAATAGCTGAATTCCTAAACAAAGCGTTAATTGCTAGATTAGTTCCTGATGCTGAATTTAATCCCTGTTTGTAAGCAAACTCAACCGATTCATCTGAAATGATTTCTTCTATAATTGATTTTTTAGAAGGTATAATATCTCCCTTACTAACGTCACTTAAGAATGTGTTAAACTGGCTCTTCTCTAAATCTCTTGACTTAACAATATCTGTTGCTAAACTTTCTAATCCAGGTAGTAATCCTGTATTTGTTACAATCACTCCTTGTGCAAATGGCTTTCCGTCCCAACCTCTTGTTCTTCTAGCAACCATTTTTAGATTTTGTAATCTATACTGTAATTGGCTATTATTGATTACATCACCAAATCTAGTAGAGTTATTAAAGAAGAATATATGATCATAACTTCTTAAAGAGAAGTCAATAAATGTAACTTGCTTTTTTGAAGTAATTTCTACAAGGTCTTGTTTTTCGTTATAATTTCTAGATATTAATAAGTCATTTGGTTGTGCTAATTTTCCGTCTGAAAATATAATCTTTCCTCGTCTAGTTAAATCATTGTCTAACTTGTCTAAATGTCCTAGTTGGTGTTCGTATAAAAATCCTTTAGAGTCAATTGGTCCACCTAACCAGTAAGTATCTGTTCCCCAATTTTCACCAATCCAGGTCATTGCATCTAATGCTACCTGTTCCCAATTACCAACAGTTCCTCTTGAATTTAATTTATCAAAAACTAAACCATTGCGTTCTTGTAATGCTTGCACACCTATAAAGAATTCGTACAATTCTTGTTTTGTCTCAAACTTGTGACCGTAAGGAATATTAATAACATCTGTTTCATGTTGTTTGTATAATATAAGAGTGTCAGTATCTGTTTCTACAGTTCTTTGAAATGTTCCACTTGTACCATCTTTAATTGGTAATACAGTAGTGAAGTATCGTTGTTCTGGGTCAAAACCATAAACTCTAAAACCGTCATCTTCTCGTTCTAGTCTTACTGCACTATACCTTAAGTCGTTAGTACTAACTCCTGCATCTAATGTTAAGTTAAAATCCTCGTCTGGAACAAATGTTCCATCAGATACTTTTGCATGTGGCATTTTAAATCTAGCTTCTTGATTGCTAAATCCACCCATACCAAACATTAACACAACTCCTAGATTTTCTAGTTCATTAATTACTTCTGATCCTGGGAAGTTTAACTCTTTATTACTTTCAAAAAGTAATGCTCCAATACCAACTGTTGGTCTTAGTTGTACCCAAGGAACATCTGGAAAAATACTATACTGTCCTAAGGCTTCTGTTGTATTATTATTGTTTGTTACAACATAAGGATTAATTCCTTTTTCTACAAATTCGTTTACAGTATTATTATTTCCAATTTTATCAAAGATCTGATGGTATGCTCCTGCAGAGCTTCTTGCCCATAAGTCTTCCCACACGCCATAGCTACCAATTTCCCAAGGTGCTCCGGCGGCGTCTTCTGTTACAGTTATTCCTAACCAATCATTTGGATGTATAAGTTTAACGTCTGTTGTAACTGGAAAGCCGTTTGGATATTCTCTTCTAGAGCCATAATCATATACTGCAGGTGTTCCTGGTTCGCTTACAAGACCTGTTTCTAACGCTGATTCTAATGCAACACGCTGGGTTGGCTCTCCCCATTGATAATGATGATCCCACCAGTCTGGTTTATTGCTAAAGTTTAATATTTCCCAAGGACGGCTATCAGGCTGATAAGTTCCAAACAGTCTAATGTACATTCCTCTCCAACTTTCGCCGTTGTAATTCCATGTCCACGGATCTGCAAAATCAAAATCTTGTGAACGGTCTCTGAAGTCAATATCGTTGGATTGAAACCACCTAACTTCAGCTAACGAACGTAGGCTGGTAATATCAGGATTACAATATAACCCTGAATTTTCTCTTAACGTGGCTCCTGGCAATTCTATACAGCTGACATAAATTCTTCTTTCTAATTCTAATATTAAGTAGTCTCTTGGATCAGGTGCCGAATAAATGTTATCTTGGTGGGCCATTACTTTACTGCCGTCATGTCTTAAAATTAAGAATCGATCAAACATTCCCCATCGTTCTCTAATAAGTTCTGGCTTGGTTAGTCCTTTCAATCCTAGCTTAGTAGGACTTGCTGGTACTCCGCTCAATAAAGGAGTTGCGGAACCTCTGTAATAAATTGCTACTATACTTCCTTCACTAACTGGATTTGAAAATATTACATTAGGAGTAGTATCAACACTATATCCTTCAATTTGTAATATATTATCAACATAAACATATACATGATCTGGATCATATTCGTCTTGGTTTAATATACTACTACCAATGTTAACTGCAAAAGTTGTTTCGTTAGTTCCTTGAACAGTATAGTTAACTTTAAGCATATTAGTAGTAGAGAAAACCATTCCACTTTCAGCATCTGTTGAATTTGTATTAACTTCAATGTTTAATTGATCTAACATTAAATCTAATATTTCTCTTGAATTTGATGTTGTTACTTCGTATGCATTATTAAAAGTTTCTACTAACTTAATAAAACGTCTATGCCATCTCCATGCATTCATACTTCTGTTAATAACTACTTCACCTAAATCAGGGTTTAATCTTTGTGTTGTCCACATTCCTCTCATTGCTGAAATGTCAGCAGTATAAGATCCATTTAGTGAAGGAATTTGAAAACTATTACTCCAGTTTTCATTTCCTCTTGAGTTGGCTAATATATTTTTCTCAAATGATTCATTTAATATTGAAGGAGTTACTCCGTTTACAAAAGAAATGTTTTGTGTTGGATTATATGCTAATCCAGGAATTGCTGTACAATGTTGACTCTTTACATCAGCATTGGTTACAAATTCTCCTTGGTGCATTATTTCAACAGATTTGTTATCTTCGTGTTCTTCTAATGTAATTGAAAAACCTGTGGCAAAATTATCTGCATCTCTACTAACAGTTGGTGTCCAGCTTGTAATAACTCCATTAACTTTTACTTTTAAAGTTCTAGGATCATTTTTTGGTTCAATTATCATTAAAGGTACAGAGTAATAGTTTGGTCCAAACTTAGCAGTATAAAATCCAACATCTAATGCTGTATCTACTTTTATAATTCCTTGAGCATCTGCTGTACCTGATAGTACTAACGTATTACTATCATCATATATGTTTACATCTGTTAACGCAGTAGTCTTTAATATTAAAGGTTCATTAGATCCTCCAACTATCATATTGTAAACTACATTTTTAAAATTGTCTGCATGTTGTACAAGAATGTTATCACCGTGTGGCACTATTACCCATTCATATGTTGGCCATGCACTCTTTGAAAATTCTATTCCGTTGACTATGTCTGTGCTATTAATTCTTAAACTAGCCCAACTCTTTAATCTAAACCAAGCCTTAAGAACACCAGTACTCATTCCGTCATTAACACTTTGTGGTAATCCTGTAACTACCGAATGTAATCGTCTAAAGTTAATTGGTCCTGGAACATCTGCATCTCTATCCCCAGAATTTAAAAACTTTGTAGCATCTTGTAATGTATAGTTAAACAATATATCTGCTGGTTTATTTTTAGAATTATTGTTTAATTCAACTGAAAAGTTACTGTTATCAAACGATAATCTAAATCCACTTTCTTTATCTGCAGAACCACTTCCGTCTTTATACTCAATAATAGTTGAACTCTGTCTAGTTGGAACGTCACCAAGTTGTTCTGCCCATTTATCCAAAGGAACTTGGTTTCTATCATATAGTCTCCATAAAGGTACATGCGTTCTGCTCAATCTTGTCTGCGCCGGGTATACAACTGATCCGTCTACCTTATATTCAAAGTATGCTTTTAACCCAGCTCTGATATACATAGACTGTCCATCTTTAGGTGTATCAATAATAAAGTGTGTGCATATTCCTTGACTGTTAGCTCTAAAGACAATTATTTTATTTTTGTAAGCACCGTCTCTCAACCATAATATATTTTCACCAAATAATCTTATACCTTGTCTTTGTCTTACTGCAATTAAGTTCAAGTCAGTGAGTGCAGTACGAGCTTTTTGATTTGTACTAAATGCTTGAGTTAGAAAATTTTCTATCGCTACTTCGTCACCATTAATTAACGCCTGATAAATTAATTCATTACGAGCTTGTTCAGCAGATCCTAAGAACATATCTACTAATATTCTTATAATATTTAATCCAACATAATCATCTGGTTGCTGTGAAACTCCTTCTTCGTTTTCAGCTACTGCTCCAATTCTTCCTTTAAAAGTAGTTCCATGGTTAAAAGTTTCTAAACTATTCTCAAATTCAATAATAGGTCTTAGAGCAACGTCTTTATCTGAAACAATGTCTGATTGTTTAATATTAAGAAAATTACAAGTTTCATTAATTGTGTCTTTATGAATCCAAACATTTGATCTAGAGAATGCACTTCTATTTTCTGCACCAGCTTCTTGTGTAACATAATGCTTTTGATTTATTCCTAGTATGTCGCCTTCCCATGATAGTTCGTCCCATGATAAATTAGTCTGATCCCACAATGATGTTAGTTCAGTACTATAAACTGTTTGTCTATCTTGGTGTGATTGAGATAATAACTTAATTCCAGAAGGAGTACCAACCCCAGAAACTTGAAAAACTCTTTGAGTGTTTACTGAACCTACTTGTAAAATTTCATCAGCATTAACATAGTAATCGTTTAACGTGAGAATAACCTGAGATCCTACTGCTGGTATACTTGTTGCATTCCATATAATGCTTTCTCCTACAAAATCAAAGTCGTTGTTTTGTCCAACAGTTTTAACAACTCCGTCAACTTCTACTACTACTTTTAAGAATTTACTAAATCCCCATTCTCCAGAAACCTCATTATAGAAATCTAATTGGTTGGTTCCGTCAGCAATATGTGATTCTGAAATTGTGCCGTTAATTGATTCTCTGCCATCTACTGTCTTTTTAAAACTAACTCTCATTCCATTTTTAAGAGATAGTGTTCTTCCGTTTGCTTGTAAAGGTGTTGTATAATATTGCTTTCCAATAATATCACTGAGAATATTAATTGGAGCACTTGTATCTGAAATGATTGATCCAGTTAAATGTATAATTGGAACCTGAGGAGCAACCCACATATAGTTACTCCAGTTAATAAATTTATCTGGGTTAATTGGAAAATCATTTACACTTACAGGAACCAAAGGTTCGTTGTCATGCTCGTCAAGAAAGCCTTGCGATAATGCAAGATTATCTGATGTTAATGTGTAAACCTTATTATCATTTCTTCTAACAACTATTCCTTCTTCTAGTTGTCGTTTTTTATTATCTGCTGTAGGTAAAAAGTCATTGTTTGAAGAAGTTAATTGCCCTGAAGCCGCAGTTGGCCTGCCAATATTATAGTTTACATTTTCAATAACATTAGGTTGAAACATGTCTTCAACTGTTGCTGTAAATAACTTCTTATTAATATCTGTTTTAAAGATATCAGGTAAAAGATTTATTGCAAGAGGATCAACCTTCTCTACTTTCTTTTCGTTGGTATATGTATTGCTTTCAATACTTTTACCATTAAACTTTTTAGCATTTGCCATTTATGTTAAGCCCTTCTTGGTAACGGAACTTGTTCGGTTGTAATAATTTCAATATTATCTGCTGTAGCACTACTAATAAACAACTCGTTTTCTTCGCATTTGATTTGAAATATATCACTAACCGATACTGTTGCTTGTACAGGTACTAAAGCTACACTTGAGACAACTCCAGCTAATTGCTGATGTATCCATGCCGCCATATCTGTAAAATAAAATGTTTCTCCAAAATCCCAGTTTTCAACTGAGAAATAATCGTTAATTGATGCAATTACTCTACTTCTAACTTCTGCATTACTTACTTTAGTCCCGTCGCTTCTTGTTACTCTAATTGTTACTTGATCTCTAATGTTTGCATTTTCTCCAAATATAATTTTATATTTTATTGGATGATATATTATAGTATCACTTACACTTTTATAAGGAGTAATGCTAGACATAAAGTCACTAAGTTCAGTTGACGTCATTGTAGTTGGAACCTCGTCAAATTCTGTTCCGGTTGCTAACCAATTTCTAAAATTAGAATCATATTCGTCTGTTAATACAAACATATCAATAATATTAGTAGTTGTTGCATCTACTCTGTTTTCCCTTAAAGGAACATGATTATGTTGTATTGTTAGGCTTTGCCTTCCAGTAACTGTTTTTGAAGGAGTTGTAATATCGTTTATAGCTCTTGGTGCTAAAGTGAACTGACCTTCTGCATCATCAAATTCCTTTTCTACTAGCTCAATAGTTTGCGATACTCCTTGTACTGTAAATATTAAACTAAACAAGTTAGGATTTTTAGGAATTAAATCATCACTGATTCCTGGAAGTTGTACAATAACTCTCTTAGGATCATACCTACCATCATCAAGTGTAAAGTAATCTGATACTTCTAGTTCTGCTCTCCTTGTAACACCTGGATTGTTTGCGGCACTACTTGAAAGTACTTGTACTGTATCTTGGATAACTCTTCTAGTTACAGAATCCAATGCTTGTCCAAATTTTTGATTGTGAAAAACTATTTGTGATTCACTACCTAGTACTACAATATCTCTTCTTGTAGTTGCTGTCCAAGTATTACTATCATTTCTATGAGTAAAACGTAGTAACCAACTTGTACCAACAGTAGATGAATCAAAATCTCCTTCAATGACTATTTCATCTGCGTTAATAATCTTCCAATCATCTAATACATGATCGTAACGTAAACCAAAGTTTCGTTGTGCTTGTAATTCATCTAAGATGTTTCTTTTTTCGCCATCTGTAAATACAACACGAAGATTAGGCATCCAGGACACTACGTCTTGGTTTGCAGAAATTCCTTCAATAAACACAGCTCCTTCACCGTTTGCTCTTTTTCCTGTGTTAACACCGTCTGATGATGTTAATCCAAATCCATCTCTGAAAACATCTTGTATCTTGTACCAGCCTAAATCGGCTAGTCTAACTAAAGAATTTTTCTTTAATGTTCTTATATCTTGTTCTACTGAACTTCTTCCAATTCTTTTAGGATCAACATTGCCTGTAAAGTATCCATGTGTTGATCCAATTGTAGTATCTACTGTTTTCCAATAAACTGGGTTTGCAGGTGAGATAGGTGTAAATCTTCTGTAGTATAACTGATGTAAAGGACGATACTGTAGTGTATCTAATAACCATTTCATAATTTTGTTTGTTCCAACTGAGTCAGCTATTTTTGTGTCTACAGTTGATTCGTCAGTATATAAAAATGCATCATCTGCCAATGTAATAACTGGTCTATAAGATGCTGTTGGATCAGCTAAATCTGAGTACAGGCTTTGTCCTGTGTGTATTCTGTTTATAGATTTTATTCTAGATATACCAGACACTTTACCTTGAGGATAATTATTATAATCATCTGCTGTAATCATTCTATTTTGACTAGCGGCGGTTCTGCTTGCATTATTTTTAATGTCAGTAATAGACTCACTCTCGATGCCAGCCATGTTATTTTTAGGACTAATATTACAAACTATTTCTTGAGGCTGTCCTAAAGAATCTACATAAACTAAATTTAAATCTACATCAGTAGTTTCGCCTTTTTGTATAATAAAGTCTTCGTTAGCACTAACTCTAAACCAAATTCTAATATTACCAAATGGTACATTACCAAATGATCCATTGCCAAATTTAATTGATATCTGGTCGTTAGTTCTAGTAATTATTTCAAAGATATTTCTATCTTCTTTATCGATATCATTAAAAGATATGTTGTTACCAACAACACTTTCAACCTTTGTCCAATATGTTAATATTGTGCCTGTCTGGTCCACAGTTTGTACCCATACATCAGTATCATTGATATTATTTGCATTAATATCAATTACTCTGTTTTCTACAACATTATCAATAATAATATCCTGAAACAGAAGTGTTCCTTGCTTACAACTAAAGAACCAACCATTTGATTCACTAGCAAATCCTGTTCCGTCATTATTAAAAGTAAGACTCTTTGCATTTAACGGAGATGGTGGGCTTTCAATTAATGCTCCGTCTTCTAGTGTTACTGGAATAATATCAAACGTATATGATTGTCCTGCTCTACTATTCAATGAAACATTTTCTATCAAGCTAGAATCATCTGTTTCTTCAAACTCATAAATTTCTCTAGTCATTGCTCCTGACTGAAATGTACTAATTGGTCTTCCGATAGGATTACTTTTACTAAATGCTTCGTTTAATATTAAGTTAAATTGTTCTTGAAAATCACTGTTTAGCGGATCTGCCCATACAATATTTTGACCTGCTAGGTTGACTCCTCTACTATCGTATATTTCTTGAGAACTTGAAATACTGTTAATTCTTAAAAAACCTTCAGCAGTTTTATTTCTATGTGACTTGTATCCTATTTGTCTAGCAATAGATAATACGTTTTCTCTTACTTCAGCAGTTTCTAAGAATGTTTCTCTTAAATTTAAATCTGCTCTGAATGCTATGTTTTGTCCGAGGAATGAAATTAAATCAACTAATGCAACATATTCACTGCTATTAATAAAGTCATTAAAATCTTCTCCGTAATTAACCTGGATATGATCTAGTAGTGCTTCTCTTAATGATTCAAAATCATATGCTTTAAAATCTGCATTGACTAAATCTCTATAACTATTAAGCCAGCTCTCTGCGGCGTTTAACTGACTTAGACGCTTTGTCTGACTCATTAAAATTCTCCTTTATTAAATTCCAAAGGAAGTGTAGTTACTTCATTCTCTGGACGATAAATTAGTGTTACATCAACATTAACTGAATGTTCATTTTCTATTGTCTGAACTTCAACGAATTCCCATCTAGGATCTTCTGAAATAATTCTAACAACATCATCTCTTATTAGTTGTCTTGTATTGTCATCAAGTGGATCAAAAAGCAATTCCCATATTATACTGCCATGTGACGGTAGCATAATACGTTCGCCTAGCTTTGTTCCAAACTGATTCAATAAATCTTGTTTTGCTAGAGCAAAGTTAGTCAACACTGGTTTTGTAAAACTAGTGCCTATTGTGCTGTATCCTTTGTATTTTGTTGTCAATGTAGCCATAACTATATTTAGCACCCTTATTAAGCAGGGTTATTACTGTTATGCCCTTGTAGGTGTATTTGGCGGATTATTTTCGCCAGTATGAGGATTTCCATGTTTATTTTGTAATGATGCAACTTGTGTTATAGTAGAACCAGGAGGTATTTTTCCTGTGTTTAAAAAGTAGCTTCTTTCGTACTGTGCTCGTTGTAATTTGTTAGGAGGAAGGTACTTTGATTGTAGTCTTTTACCAGTAGATGGCCCATTGCCCAAATCAGTTTTCCATTGGTCGTTTTGTGGTTGTCTTGCTCTTTTCTTTTGTACACTTTTAAAGTCAGCAGTAACTCCTTCGTTCATAAGTTCACTTGCACTTTTCTGAGCTCCTTGTACTTCGCCTGTTATTGCATATTTTGCTTCTGAGTTACGTTGAGTAGCATTTGGTGTATAATACGCATTTGCCCATATAGTTGCAATATCTTTAGGTTGAGGTCTGCCATCACCACTTGCTTTTCCGCTATCTACTAATTGATCTGCCATTTTATAAGCATTACCTGGATTTCCAAAAGAAGCCATACACAATGCATCAAACATTGTTTGTGTAATACAAACTATGTCCTTACCAATCCTCTTAATTAGGCGGCGCCTTAGAGGAGGAGTCATATGTCTATCAATAATTTGTCTACTTGCAATTCTTGCCTCTGCTTCACTTGGTCCATCAACTAGTGCTTGTTTTATACTTGCATCTAGTTTGCTTGCAGAGTTTTGTGGTCCCCAGATATCAACTCTAGTTCCATATCCAATACTATATCCTTGAAAATCTGCGTACATCATTCCTCTATATGCTTCTCTACTTTTCATCATATTAAATGCTTTTTCGCTCATTACTGCTCCTTTTAAACTTAAAGGAGGCATACAAGAAACAGCATCAGCAGTTAATGGAATTCCTGTTTGTTGAGAAACTTGTTCTCCTTCAGCATTTAAAACTGGTTCCAATGATTCATAACTTGCTGGAGCTGGAACTACTGTAGGACTACCAGGAACACTTGCTAAAACTGCTTCAGGTGAGTCTGGACTTAACGTTCCAACTGGCAATGTAATTTTTTCACCACCTTCAAACTTTCCGTGTCCTGCCCAAGGCTCATGCTCCGGTACTCTAGCAGATACACTTTCTCCTACTAGTTCATTTACAATATGATTATGTACTTCAGGCTTGGTTGCCTTTGCCGCAACAGGTCCATTCATGTCAATTCTTTTTGCAGTTTCTTTATAAACTGCCGCTACATTGACATCCATTCCTGCTAGTGATGTTTGAAATAGCCCTTGACCAGCTGTAACATTATAACTCTGTCCTGTTTCAATTTTAGTGTTTTCTTTTGACTTCACGTTAATATCTTTGACTGCTTCTATATTAATATTTTTACCGGCATGCATATTAATATTCTCTTCTGCATGAAAAGATATGTCCTTTTGTGAGTACACATCAATGTTTCCTTCTTCGTCTAATTCTATCCAAGCAGTACCTTTTGCATTAATAATGTTAATATACCCGCCCTCTTCGTGCATCTGTATTTGGTGCCCACTAGAAGTACGAAAACGTATTTGTCCGTCGAGTCCTTCTTCTCCGTCGTCTAACATAAGACTATGCTGATTAGGAGTTAGTATACCATATGCTAATCCAGGATGGCTTGAAGCATTTCTAAAAGGACCAGCATTAGTTTGACCTCTTCTTAAATCTTTATCAATTCCTTGTTCACTTAATCTAAAACTAGCAGGGTGTTCAGGCCTACGCATGATATTTTTATCTGAAACATTCCATCTATTTCTATCGCCAATTGGCCTTACTAAACCTTCGTGTGTGGCTCCTGACGCAATTCCTGGCAATGCATGTGTTTTGTCGTCATGTGGTACACATGCCCACCATACACCTAAGTTTTTATCTCCATTAATGAAAGAGCATATTACAAACACATTTAAGTCTGGNGGAACATGCCATATACCATAGGCTCTATCTGTTTCTTCATAATCAACTGAACCTTTAATTGGCTTCTCTGCTTGGTGGTTTGTTGATCCAGCAAAAGGAGGACAATACTTTACTCTTCTCCAATGATCTGGATTATTTTCATCTCCAAGAAACTCTTTGAT